CTAGAAGGTTATGCATCGGCTGGTAAGGTCGCCGAGATGGCTTTCAAGCGTGGTTATAATGTTTCAGCCAGAGTACATGTGTATCTCTGGGGCAATTTGATTGGAGTTTGATATGGCACCTGTTATTGATTATACCTATAGCGACTTTAAAGAAGGAATCGAGCAGATAGCTCGTCAGGTCGAGCGAGAAGATTACAAGCCCGACATGATCGTTGGTATTGTGAGAGGTGGTGGTGTTCCTGCTGTATACCTTTCACATCGTCTTAAGATTCCTGTCCAGATGGTTCACTGGAACACTCGTGATAGCTCGAAGTGGGGCAATGAGTCAAACTGTTGGATTCCAGAGCAGATCATGGAGGAAGATCTAAAGGTGTTGCTGGTCGACGATATTGTTGACGGTGGCGATACTATTAGAGAGCTTCTTGCAGATTGGCAGACATCTGTTGCAGGTATGGGTAACTTACCTGTTGACAATATTCGAATTTGTAGTATGATATATAATACAGCCCAAAGTGTTAGACCTCATTTCTACCACCAGACGATTGATCGCAACGAAGATCAACGTTGGGTTATCTTCCCTTGGGAAGCCTAAGCGGTCTCAACAGCATCATCCCGCTATACAAACTCTGCTGCTCTATTATCCAATAGAGGAAAACCAAATGCCATACTATAGCACAAAACATTACGGACATAACATCGGTCTGTCGGCTGTCTTCCGTCAGCCTAATGCCGATCACTCACACTGCCATCTGCTGCATGGGTATAGTCTTGCATTCACGTTCAAGTTCGGATGTGATGATCTAGACAATAAGAACTGGGCAGTAGACTTTGGGGGTCTAAAGGCTCTCAAGGCGTGGCTCGAAGATATGTTCGACCATAAGCTAGCGCTCGATATCAACGACCCTCACCTCGATAAGTTCAAAGAGCTAGAAGCTCTCGATCTTGCAGAGATTCGCATCTTCGATGGTGTAGGTGCAGAGAAGTTTGCTTATCATGCGTTCCAGTTTGCTGATGCGCTGATCCGTGAGAAGACTAATAACCGTTGCTGGGTGCAGTCAGTTGAGTGTGCAGAGCACGGAGCCAATTCGGCTATCTATGAAAGAGAAGTATAATATGAAACACCCCGATCCTAAAAAGCATCAGTTGATCTCTTTTGTAAAGAGTGGTATAAGGATTGCTGCAAGCTGCCTTGGTTGCTTGATGGCTTTCAATCCCTCTGTGGCCGTATTGATCCTTGCATTGGGTTACGGCCTTGCAGAGATCGTAGGCGTATACGAAGAGCTCGTATAAGAAACGAAACAACCGAGTTTGACCAGCAGGTTGTCCCATTGGGTTTTGAGCTGGCCAGGCAATCGTCGTAGTCCTGCTTTCTCCACCGACGTTAAACTAAAATCTGAGAAGGAATATTATGCGTAAACAAGGTAAAACTATTGGCTTTAATGACTACTCGTCAAAGATGCCAGATCTAGTCTTCGAGTATGATGAAGACTTTTATACCGATGATCTCCCCGATCCACAAGTAGAGCCAGTCCTGGTCGGAGCACGCGTTCCGATTCGTAAGGTTGGTATTGCTCCTGTCGATCTCCCCATTGTTGTCCAGCGTAGAGATGGATCATCACAGGTTCTCCAGTCGGAGGCCTCTCTCTATTGCTCGCTTGATGATGTCAATGCAAAGGGTCTGAATCTCTCTCGTCTGTATCTTCTGATGCACGATAAGATTGAAAACCATTTGACAATCGATGGCATTAGTGGGGCTCTTAAGGAGCTTGCAGAGAAGCAAGGTTCGAAGAACGCATACTGTAAGTTGCGCTTCAAGTATCCTTGGCATCAGGACGCCTTGCGTTCTCGTCACGATCACACTCATGAGAAGCTTCGTGGACACATTGCATACAAGACCGAGATTGAAGGTCAGTATCGGGATGGTGAAACTAAGTTCTTCCTTACGGTCGACTATGTGTATTCGTCAACATGTCCTTGCTCATTCGAGCTAGCACATGATGCTACGGAGAAGCGTAAGGCAGCTGCCAATGCTCACTCACAGCGTTCGATCATGAAGGTCAAGGTTGAGTTTAAGCCAGAAGATATCATCTGGATTGAAGACCTTGTAGAGCTCTGCCGCAAGCAGGTTCCTACCGAAGTTCAGATCGTTGTTAAGCGCCGTGACGAGCAAGCGTTTGCAGAGCTCAATGGTTCTAACCTCTTCTTCTCGGAAGACGTATGTCGTCTGATGTACGAAGGTTTGGACGAGTGGTTTGCTGCTGGTCGTATCCAAGACTTCTCGATTGCTGTATCGCATGAAGAGTCGCTACACCCTTGGAATGCGATTGCTGTCACCTCTAAGTTCGACGATCGCTCACTCCTTTCTTAAAATAAATGTTGCCTTTCATTCTGTTTTGTGGGATAACGGTTCTACAGACAGAGAGAAAGGCATTTTTATTATGACTTACAACCTCCAAGCCAAAGATCTTACCTCTTTTGGCCATCAGATCGCAGATGCTAACACCATCGAAGATGCAAAGAATATCTTCATCATGATGGTTGATAACTTCGACTTTAAGTCTAAGCAAAAGCTCTATATCACCGAAGCTACCATGTTCAGTAAGTCCAAGCGTCACTTTGTTCAGTGGGCTTGGAATATCATCCTGTCTGCACAGGGTCTGGGAGTAGTAAGGTAATGGCTTGGCATAAACTGTATGTCGTAGAGATGATAAACAAAAAGCATCTCGCTCCCTACGATGGTAAAAAGCTAATTAAGTTTGGCGTCACCCACCACATGGACATCATGAAACGATTCAATCCAGAAGTGGATGATGGTTATCAGAAGAACTATGAGGATTGGGTCATTGTTCCAAAATATAGCCAAGTCTTCTATTCGAAAGCAGAAGCAGTTGCCGTAGAGCAATGGCTTCTTCACACAATGTTTCCAGCTCCCACTCATAAGGTATGGGTAGAGGATTACCTCCAATGTGAGGATCGTAATCAATACTACCGTAACACTGGTATAACTGAACTTCGTCTGTTGACTAATAAAGAGATTCGTGATATTATTGCTCAATTGAAGAGAACACAATCTACAGAGCAGAGAGATGCTAAGTTTGATAGACTTCATGACATTAAGAGGAGTTGGCAATGATCTGCTTATATGATGTATTTAAACCCCTATCTATGCGTCTAGCTAGCAATGATGCTCGGTTTGCGCTGCTTATTGCCAACGAATACGTATCCGCTGTCAACAAAACTCATCAATGGTTAAAGCACAATGGTGTAGATGTTAGCGATGAAGAGATTGAGGAGTTTGCACGTCTTGTTGAGGGCATGCGTTTTGAAACTCCACTCATCGACGATGGTAAGGTGCGGTTCATTAATGATCACCTTCCAAAGAGCATTACAGAGAACCGCGTTTGGTTCATGCAAGGTGAGCATAATATCATGTCGATGCGGCTAGCTAAACCTCAGATTGGAGCAGGCGAGATCTTCACCGCAGGAGCAATTGAGGGCGCATTTTTGACGAATGCTACTACACTAAAGGGAGATGTGGTAACGTCACCTAGGGGCATAGAGATTAAAGATGCTGGTACACAAAAGATTGAGATGAAGCATATGAATAGCTACGTCGAGCACGATCTGGATATTCTAAGTTTCATGAATGTAAGTAACGTAGTTAAAGCGCCAGGGGCACCAAGGCAGCTTACACGTTCTCGTTATAAGATGTTTAGAGCTAGAGACTACGAAAAGCATATGTATGTGTCTGGCGACGCTGTTAAGTTTATTCCGTTTAAAGAGGGCTAATTATGTCAAACAAGTTCATTTGGGTGACCTTTCAGAAGGAAGGCATCCACAAGTATCCACAGGCTCTAACAGATCCTAATCTAGCAACTGGCGATGAGTATGACGTCAGCTTTCTAGGGTATCCACACCGTCACATCTTCCACTTCCGTGTCGACATCGAAGTGTTTCACGATGACCGTGAGCTAGAGTTCATTCAGTTTAAGCGTTGGTTAGAGTCTCTGTATCAGACAAACACTCTGCAGCTCAATTATCGTTCATGTGAGATGATCTCTGACGATCTTAGCGTTTTGATTAAAGATAAATATCCTGATCGCAAATTTAAGATCTCAGTCTCGGAAGATAACGAGAACGGGAGCTACGCAGAATACGAATAACAGGAGCACGCATGAAGACCCTCGGCCAATTTCTAGAAGAAGCAAAAGCAACTTACTGTGGCCGTTGTGGTACACGACACGTTCCACCTTCGAAGGGCGGGACGTGTCCTGCGCTTAAAGAAGGCTCAATGCCAACAGCAGATGAGCCAACAGAGCACGATAAGAAAGTGTCTCAGAAGGTTCGTGATCTCCTGGCTAAAGAAAAGAAGCCTATGAAAGAAAAGGAAACCAACTAATGAAGACATTACGCGAATTTCTCGAAGATGCTAAGCAGTTTCAGCCTGTAGTAGAAGCTGTAGAAGATACAGAGGAACAAGAAGTCGCCGACACCGAAGAAGGTGAAGCCGACGAAGAAGAAGAGCAGGAAGAAGTTGAGCAGATTGATGAAGCTGCTGACGTCGAGCTCAAGCCACATCCAAATGGCACTCACTACGTAGTCCACAAGGTCCATGCGAAGTCTGGTATTGAATCTGACCAACTAAAGGTCGGCGAAAAGATTCACGACACCCATGTTGACGATCTACACGATATGGGCTATAAAGTAAAGATCCACAAGAAGTAATACACTTCTACAATTTATAATGAGGTTATATTATGGTTGACTTTTGTCACATTGCACCAACGCGTCATCTTTCTACGTTTGTAAACAATCAATCACATCACTTGCTCCTTGCTCACCTCGTTGAGGAAGATAAGGAGTACACTAGGTTTTATCAGAGCGGTCGTAACCTAGCTGATACCTACATTCTCGACAACTCTGCTTTTGAAATGTACAAGCAGGGTCGTGAGATGTATCCATCCGACAAGCTGATTGATATGGGTAAGCAGGTCGGCGCAGACTACATCGTTATGTCTGACTATCCCGGTGAGAAGGGATTGAAGACTATCAAGGCAGCTGAACAGCTTGCACCTAAGTTCCGCGAAGCTAAGTTCGGAACGTTCTTCGTACCTCAATCAGAGATTGGGGACATCGAAGACTACATTGCAACCTTTGCATGGGCTGCTACTTCTCCTCTCGTAGACTACATTGGTGTATCGATCCTTGGTGTTCCTAATGCTTACGGCGTGGAGAAGGACAACAAGCTGCAACGCTACGTCAGTCGCTATACGATGATGCTTGAGCTACAGCGTCGCGGTATTCTTTGCATGGCTCGCCGTAACAGCAAGAAGATCCACTTCCTTGGTATGGTCGATGGACCAAACGAGATCGATCTATGTGGTCGCTTTAACATCGATACGTGGGACTCTTCTGCAGCTATCTGGGCTGGTCTTAACAACATTTCTTTCGATACATCACCTACAGGGTTAATTGACGGCAAGTACGAGAAAGAAGTTGACTTTAACTTCAATACGTTAGATAAGGTAAAGATCGAGTTAGCCAAAGCAAATATGAAGTACATCAATGATCTATGTGAGGAATATAGCAATGAAAAATGTGAATCAGGCTGGTAACATCCAGTATAAATATACCGAGAATTCGATCCTGCAAGAAGTGCAGGCATACATCGACTCAACCTACGGACAGCATTATGTCGGCAACGGCGAAGTACAGACCGTAGACTTCTGGGAGTCACTCGGCTCCCTCGACACCACCGCCCGGGATACAGCAATCAAGTATCTGGCCCGCTTCGGAAAGAAGGGTGGTAACAATCGCAAAGACCTTCTCAAGGCTATTCACTACATCGTGCTTATGATGTATGCAACACGTGAGGAAACACAATGAAACACATCTCGGGACCTAACTCTAGGTCATCCCTAACCTACGTACAAGAGCAAGATGTTCAACCTAACGCTGTAGACCTTCGTCTCGGTAAGGTGTTCTTGATTCGTCCCAATACCTTTATCATCGATGAGACAGATAAGACTCATCGTGGCTCCGTAGAGCTAACACCAGATGTAAATGGCTGGTATACGCTCCGGGAAGGACACTACGAAGTAATTATGGAAAACGTCATTGAAGTTGGCGAAGGCGAAGCTGGGTGGGTCATCACTCGTTCGACTCTCAACCGCAATGGCGTTTTTCTCACCTCCGGACTCTATGACACTGGCTACCATGGCGTAATGGCTGGTGTTATGCATGTTACGTGTGGTCCAATGAAGATTCAACGCGGCACCCGTATCGGGCAGTATTTGTCGTTTGAAGCCGAAGCTCTTCACAATTATGATGGCTCGTACGGTATCGGTAAAGAGCACGATGCAAAGTACGGCGAAGTCGAAGCTGCAGCTTTTGCAGCAGAAGAAGAAGCTACTCCTGCTAAACCAAAGCGCGGCCGTGGCCGTCCACCAAAGAATAAGGAATAATTATGGGTATTGAGATTAAAGTTCCAATTGAGCAGCTTCGCGAACGCAAGCTCTTCGTAGCAGCTCCAATGTATGGTGGTCAGTGCGCTGGTATGTTTGCCCGCTCCATCGCCGACTTGTCTGCTCTTTGTACACACTACGGCATTCAGGTTCGTTTCTACTTCCTGTTTAACGAATCGTTGATCACTCGCGCACGTAACTACTGTGCTGATGAGTTTGTTCGCTCTGGCGACACTCACATGATGTTCATTGACTCCGACATCGGCTTCAATGCTAACGACGTTATCGCTCTACTGGCTCTTCAAAGCGATGACTCGGAATACGACGTTCTTGCAGGTCCATATCCTAAGAAGTGCATCTCGTGGGAAAAGATCAAGATGGCTGTCGATAAGGGCTTCGCAGATGAAGATCCGCAGAACCTAGAAAAGTTTGTTGGTGACTATGTGTTCAACCCAGCTAATGGTACGAATGCTATCCCACTCGGCGAGCCTGTAGAGGTTCTCGAAGCTGGTACTGGCTTTATGATGATCCGTCGTGAGACACTGATCAAGTTCCAAGAAGCCTATCCACATCAGATGTACAAGCCTGATCACGTTCGCACAGAACACTTTGATGGCTCACGTGAGATCATGGCGTTCTTCGATACACCAATCGATCACAAGCGTACAAACATCAACGCAGAGCTCAAGTTGTGGCTGGAGAAGAATCCAGATGCCTCACATGATCAGATCGTACAGTTTGTAGCTAACCCTGATCTAGATGCATCGCGCGAATACTCGAAGCGTTATCTCTCAGAGGACTATATGTTCTGTCAGTGGGTTCGTAATGCTGGTATGAAGGTATGGTTCTGCCCATGGATGCAACTACAACACGTCGGCATGTACGTCTTCGGTGGTAGTCTTGTAGACTTGGCTCAGATCGGTGCAGCTGCAACAGCTGACGTCGGACAGCTCAAGAAGAACCAAAAGAAGTAAGATTGAGGATATTATATTATGAAGTTTAATCAGCGAACCATTCAAGTCCTCCGTAACTTTTCATCGATCAACCCGTCCCTGATTTTCAAGCCAGGGACGGCGATCGCTACAATCTCACCATCTAAGACTGTGATGGCTAAGGCAGTAGTAGATACGGAGTTCCCATCTTCCTTTGCGATCTATGATCTAGCTCAGTTCCTTGGAGCTGTGTCTATGTTCGAAGATCCAGAGCTTAACCCAACTAAGGACGCAATGGAGATTGTACGTGGCACGGAAAAGCTACGCTACAAGTTCTCTGAGCCATCGTTGATCTATGCTGCGCCAGAGAAGGAAGTTCGTCTTCCGACTCAGGATGTAGAGTTTGAATTGAAGAATGAAATCCTCACACGTACACAGAAGG